TGTCCAATATATTCTATGTATACTTTCGTTTTCTATAAGCACTTCCATTCTAAGTGGATTATCTATATCCATGTTCAAATCTGGATATTGATATTGTGAAGCATTATAACTAACAAGTAAATCAGTAATTTTGCTTACCCTAAAATTAGAATCAAAATCTACTTTAAGAAAAATTGTTCTGTCTATTTGTGTGTTATCGCTTGTGTAGTTTGCATCTGTTGTATCTGCTAAATCTGGATTGTTAGTTAATGGAACTGAATTTGGATCTCCTGTAAAGTTTGGATGATTTCTTATATAATCAAACCTTGCAACTAAAACAAGTATTATAGTATTTGCGTAATTTACGCTACCAACTATAGAACACCTATTATCTATTTTAGGATTAAGATATAGATCATGATTTGGACCTCTATCATAAAATGTTGGGTAGGCAGCATTTTCCATATTGCTTGCTTGGTGAATTGGGTGGTCTGCCAAGTCTACAAATAAGCTATTACCTTCTATATTTTCTACAGTAAATGTATCTCCTTCTGAATTTGTAAGTCTTATATTTTGAGCGTCCGCATAACTTCCTTTAAGTTGGAATCTCGGATCAAGATCACTTACCATTCCTTGTGTAAATCCTTCTGGTGCTGATTGCCCTAAAGTTGGACTAGCCTGCTGTCTTTTTTTTGCCATTCTATAAGTCTATTAAACCGTTGTTGCTTTTTACAGGAATCAAAGTGTTCCACAATCTTCCTATTTGCATTAATTCTTCTGATGAAGGCATTGAGTCATCGCCTCTGGCTTTTGCACACAATTGATACCATCTTCTTTCTAATTCTTTAGTTATGTATTGTGGTAGTTTTCCATTATAAAATTCTATCAGTTTCATTTGCCACATTATGTATTGAGCCACTGCCGTTTCGTGTCCTTCTTTTACCATAGGCCAACCTCTCATGTCTGTTGGGTAAGCTAAATATACTATGGTTATTTCGTCTAAATCATCATGTGTAATGTTTAACCTATTACCATCTACATAGTATCTTAACGCTTTTTGTTCAGTGCTGTTTTCAAATCTTCCTATTCTGCTTCTGTGTACGGATGGTGTTTTCAATATTTGTGCATTTTTATAATGATGACAATCCTCTCCCACTCTTACAGCTAATAGTTTCACTAAATTATTTGGCAATGTAATCTGTTGATTAGTATATAATCCTTTTCCTCCAGTTAGTGTTAGACCGCTTGTTTTAATTCTGTTTGCAACATTTGAAGACATAGTAAAATCATTACCTTGAGGTCCTATATTAACAGCCTCTACGGTTATAGTTATCTCTTCATCTGTAGAATTACTTATTGTTCCACCAGAGGCTATAGAAAAACTATAATTTGCCAATCCTAGTGTTTCTGGATAAAACTGGATTGCACCATTAGCATCATCTTCACTTCTAACTAAATTGTCTTTAATACCAGCTATTTGTATAAATGTGGCTCCTATGCCAAAATTACTACTTGCGGGGGGTATTCTGATTTCGTTAGTCTCTAATCCTGTATTATTATTTCCTTGCCCTGCTCCGTTAGTTTTTCTAAAGTACAGTGTTGTTCCGTTTAATTCTATAGAATCCCCATCTTGTGGTATATCTGAAAATTTTATTGTTCCTGAAGCTTTAGCTCCTTCTGCAGTATATGTTGCTTCTTTTGTAACAAAAGTATCAATACTACCAATTAATTTTTCTGCCTCGTATGTCCACTCAATCCAACTATCTAGGTGTCTAGACCATTTTTTTAATCCTAAGTTTCTTGCTACTGTTGTAAATATTCTATCTATATTTATATGCATATCTTATACTGATGCTATCATTACTTCTAATTGTTGATTTGCTGCCCCTTTTACTTTTAAAGCTGTTGCATTATCTAAAGTGCTACCTCCGTTACCACCTTCTACAGTTGTTCCAGTAAATATTATACTACTATCTGCGGCTACTGATGTGTAAGCAGCATCGGAATCTTCATCATCTAAACCGACTTGTAAAGCGTCAGTATCGTCCAAATTAGTTACTCTAATATACCTTACGTCTGCCCTTACAAACGCACCATTCTGTGTATCTGTACCAAACGTAGCTACTTCAGTCAAATTAGTGTTTGCTAATTTAATAATTCTTTTTGAAACATTTGCAATATTACCGTACGTGTGTGTGTACGTCTGAGCAAAATCTATGTCATTTGTTGTTCCGTTTGCATGATCTACAGCTATAGCTTCTGTAATAGAAACTGTCAATGTTTGTGCTGTTAATTCTGTTCCCATATTAGTTATTATTTATTATTCGTTTTGAATACCTTAACGGCATTACTTTACAATGTTTATATTTTCTTGGTCTTTTCCAAACTAATTTTTTATAGAAATCATCAAAAATAGGTACCTTGAAAAATACCGTTTCTCCTTTTTCTTTTGTTGCAGCGTTATCTACTCTGTAATGAAAGGCTCTAGTTTGTATTTTTTCTTCCAAACTTATATATCCCATCTTATCTGGTAAAGCTACCCTACGTTTTCTTTGTACTGCATCTCTTAAAATTATATTTAAATATTTAGTAATTATTTTGTAATATAATTTATAATCTACTTTTTTATAAAAGTTAGATTTTATTTTATTATATATATCTTTTAAAGATACGTATTTATCTTTGTACTTGTGTCCCACTTGATTTCATTTTTGTTGTATCATCAAAATTATCTGATACTATTTCTGGCATAGTTTTCAATGTTGGAGAAACTTCTAATTGTACAACTCTTTGCACTAAATCCCCTACCATATCCATTGGTATAGGATATGATGATTTGCTATCATCCCATAATTTTGGTTTGTTTGATCTGTTATAATTATTATATATTTCAAAATTGCTAGGATCATATCCTCCCTTTTCAGCTACAGCTGTTGGGTCTTGAAATATTGCATTTGCGCTTGCTAAATAAGAGAAATAAATTTTAGCCGTACCTGGTGTAGTTTTGTTTCTAAAATAATGATTCGTTACCCTCAAATTATTTAATGTTATCAATTGTTCTTCCTGTGACCCAAGATATGCATTAGAATCTGTTTTTTCCAAATGATAAAAAGGTTCATTTCTAAAATTCGTAAACCTATTATGTCCAGAATATATTGCATCATCTTCTGATTTATACATCATCTCTCTTGGTGCTGTCTGTCTTTTGTAAGCACCTGTTTCCTTACTAAAAAAAGTCCTTCTGTATTTTACATTTCCTATACCTTTATTGTGATCAAAAATTAACACTTTTGGTATGTTGAAAGTATGGCTACCTTTGTTTCTAAAGTCACCCCTAAAAACTTCGTCAGTAGAATATAAATCTTGTCCAAATTTATCTCTTGTTCTTGCTCCACTTTCTGCTATACTAGTCATAGCAAAACTTAATGAATTATAAACTATAAAGTTCGCGCGTAACATGTCTGCTGAATCTCTTGGCACTTGACTTAACTCTGTTAAAGCTGTAGGGTCTGGTGCTGTTGCTTGCCCCTGTAAATACAAATCATAATCTTTTATATAATCTACAATAAATTTTTCATTAGAATTGTAATTATTTAACTGTATGTTTTGATATATTTCTGGACGATCTAATATTCCTTTATCTAAATTTTCTGATATTAATCTTGCTCTATGATAATGCACCCAAAATTTTATTTGTTCAATACTTATAAAGTTCTCATCCGATGTTTGTCCACCGTAAGCAATGTTTTTAATATTGTATGCAATTTCATTGAGTGTAACCATAAGACGCAATTTTAGACAATTACAAAATTAGTTAATTTTTATTTATAAAACAAAAATAGGCATTGACTATTTCTAGTCGCAACCTATTCTTGAAGCAGGGAGCAAAAGAACTCTTTATATTTTTATGATGGCCCTGTCATCAATCCAACATCTACTTGTGTCATTTTGCTTACAGCTAATTCAATAATTTGTCTTTGATGATGCTCTGACAATGTTGGACGTTTAGGCAAATTAGAAACTCCTTCGCCCTTATAATAAAAAATATTTGTAAATGTTGGTAAAAGTATAACATGCATTACTAGTTGCCTTATATACATAGGATTTGTAAATACAATTCTATTTTCTACATAATGCGCTCTTATTTCTGGCGTACTTGCTTCACTTTTTCTATATTTAAATCCATTAAAAGGGTCTTGACTTTCTGCTTGATCGTGATAATCAGCTGTAGCCTGTAGGTCTACGTTTATTCGGTCTGATATTATTACATCATCTTCAGTTACGCCAGAGTAAGGTAGGCCTGTAGATGGATCAATTATTTGATCATAATTGTATGTAGTTACTTGACAGGTAATCGTATATAAATGTCTTTCTGGCATTAAAAACTGATTGCCATAAATAAAATAACCTACATCCTTTTGTGTACCCACATCGTGCATCTCATTACTTCTAAGCAAGTGTGCAGCTGCAGTATATTTTTCAGACAATCCTGGATAATTGTTATTATGAATATAAGATCCACTTATTATTTCAGCTGCAGTTAGATTATAATTTGCGTAATCTATTATTGGTGATAGAGCTTTTCTTGAATCTTCATCAGCTCCCATCCTTTGGTAATGACTATTTATAAAATCTGATATTGCTAAATCAAGAAACCTATTTTTTTCATTTATAGTAAAATATGGTTGATCTGCTTTATCTAAAAGCATATCCATATAATTATAGGCTTCATTCAAATCCATTAGGCATTATCCTTTTTTGTGTTAAACCAGCCACCCGATTTTTTTTGTGAATTTTCTAAATCTTTAATCGTACTAGTAGAAAACTTTTGCGGCTCTGCGTTTGGAGCTTCAGTAACAACTGGTTCAGCTTTTTCTTCTATCGCAGGCTGTCCTGTTCTTAACTGTCTTCTCAAAAGTGCATAAACATCAGCATTATCTTTTAACCATACTATTGCTTGATCGTCTGATAAACCTATATTCAAGCTACCATGCTTCCAAACACCATTAATTTTCAATAATACCTTTTTAGCCTCGGCTTTCTTTAAGAATACTCTATACTCTTGATCTATATCATTAGTTAAGCCTAAGAATTTTTCTGGCGTGTTATTAGCAAACTGAATTATCTTAGCTCTAAGCATAGTTTCATCTATATCTGGATCTAGACCCATAAGAACTGCTAAATCATTCAATGCAGCTAAAGATAAGTTTGTAGCTTTTGTTATAGCTTCAGCACTTTTTAGTGCACCCTCTGCGTTTTTCTCTTCATTTGCTCTTACATCATCTACTTGGAATTTACCAATTAGTGGATGATCTTTTAGAAACTCATATATTCTTCTGTCCTGCTTTTGATTTATATCTAATGATACTAACGCTTGAAACATTTCATATCCTGAAGTTTTTTGATCGTTAATATCTATGAGTTCTACTATTCTTCCTTGTCTGTCTTTATAATTACCAAATTTACAGTAATTAAATTGTTCTGGTTTTTTTGCTTTAATTAATACAATATGTTTTTTCATTTTCTTTCTTTTTAGTTATTACTCCCTGTTAATTATTTACTTTTTTTCCCTTTTTTTCTCTAATTACATTTCCGTTCTCAATCCATGTTTTATTAGAAGATTGTTTTGCCCATTTGAAACCAGATCTATTTCCTATTGAAAATACATCTTTCGTTTTAGGCTTTTCTATTTCTTTTTGCTCTATTACTTTCCCGTCTCTGTATACTAGTCTTGTTCTCATTTTACAAATATAAGAATTTTGGGGGAACCGAAGCTCCCCCGAAACTCTAATTTACATATATAACTGATTATGCACTAGCAGATAAAACTACACTAGCAGTAGCAATAGCAACAGTGTTGTATCCAGTTAAATGCCAGTTAGCACCATCACAAAGGACTGTCATTCTCATACCTTCAAGATCTTGTGAAGCACTTCCGTCAATAGTTAATTTAGAAGCATCACCATCTATATCTCTATGCGTACTATTAGCAGCACCATGAGCTATAGTTCCATAAAAATCAACTGCGTCAATACCAGTAGTTAGTATAAAATCTGCATCATCGTCACTATCAACTAAAAAGCAGAAGTCATAATATACACCAGCAGAAGTAGATGCCGCAGGTAATGTTAAAGTAACATTATTATCTACAGCAGACATGTCTACAGTATATAAAGTTCCTGACTCTGCAGCTAAAAGTGTTCTTGTAACAGCAGAAGCGTTAGTAATTGCGTCTACAGGTCTTGCCGCGAATATTTTCGGAGTATAGACTGCCTCTTCTCCAGCACCTAATGAAGCTTTCGTTGAATCCATTTCAAAGAAACCATTAACTGCTGTTCTTAATTTGTTAAAACTAAATTTTAAAGCCATTTTAAAAAGTTTTGTGATATTGGGGGGTTTCTATTTTTTACCCCCCTCTATCTAGTTATTTACTAAGGTATTTATGCGCATAGGCTATCTATTCACAAATACCAATTAATTATTGTTATGAGGATACGTTATAGTTCGCAACAGCGGTAATATCTCCGTGAGCAAATACACTATTCAGGCTATCAGCTATAGTGACAACACCGCTTGCAGTTGCAGCAATTCTTGCTACTTCTTTAGCTACGTCATCAGCTTTACCTGAAGTACATGTCAATTCTGCACTACCTGCAGCTCCGTCATCTCCTGCGAAATGAATGTCAACTGCAGTTGCGCTTTGAATTTCTATGTGATGTATTTTTTCAACAGATACATAAGCACCGTCATTTGCGTCTTTAATAAATCCTAAAAAAGCTCTTGGCATAATTTCTAAATTTTTAAAGGTTAATAATTATGATGCACTTAAAATACCACAAGACAATGGATTTCTAACAATGATTCCAGTTTCTGAAAGCACGTGTGCTTCAAATTTGTCATCAGCGTTAGCAGCCAATATTGCTTTTTGGTCATAAGGATTCACCATTCCAGCTACATACTTCTTGATCATACTTCTGTTAACTCCTTCAGCTCCTTTTGTAATTAACTCAACGTTAGATACACCAGAAGATCTTCCGAAGTCCATGAATACCATCTTTGCAGATTCTTTTAATCTGTTGTCACCAAACGAATTAGTTCCACCAGCTGCAGAATGCAAGTTAGGGTCATCAAATACAGGACAATGAGCAATAGTAATCTTGTTACCTAATGCACTGTAAGATACAAAGTTCGCACCTAAGCTAACATCGCCACTTACACCTGACATAGATCCGCCTGTGAACGCGCCCGCAGGAGCAACAATAAGATCTTTCATAGCTCTGTGGAATGCTAATCTACCTTCAGTTCCAGTAAATACAACAAACTCATTTCCTTCAGCTGATTGTGTATTTAATGAGATTTTAGCAATAAACTCAGTGATAATATCTTCAGTTAAAGATCCCATAGAGTAAGTTGCTTGGTTAGCAGAATCAATCTGTGCTAATAAACCATCACCTGTAATTACAGAAGAAGCTTGAGTACCAGAAGTACCGATTGCAGAAGAAGAATAAGCGTTTGGTCTTTGAACTGTTGTATCAGTTACCGACTTTCTTCCGTACCATCTTTGTAATTCTTGCTGATACATAAACTCATCCATCATCATTTGCTCTTTAGTAAAGTACCAAAGTCTTGAACCGTTATTTTCTATCCAAGATACATCAGTTAAATCTTTACCGCTTACAGAAACTTTTTTACGCATTGTAGTTAACCAGTTAACGTAAGTAGATGGGTAAACATAGTTTTCACCTACATCAGCACCGTCTGATCCGTTAGGAAACGCAGAACCTATAGAAGCAATAATAGCTTCATCAGCCACGTCTGTTAATTTTAGTGGTGACGTACTAGCATCTACCATTTCAAATTTAACAATTCGGTCTCCAGATGCTCCTTGACCTGAATCATTTGATCTTGGATCTTCAATTACTAAAGCTGTAGCTCCTGATTGAAATCTTACCATATCAAACTTGTTCAAAAAGTCTGGTGTTCTGCTTGAAGCAGTACCATCAATTAAAACTTCAAATTCATCACCGTTTGCATCTGCATTTGCCACATTTACTGTTGAAGCTGCAGTTGGAGATGCAGTAAAAGCAGTATCAGTACCGCCTTTAAAGAAACCTGTTGAAAATGATGGAGCATTGTATCTACCCATCACTTTCCATTCAAAAGAGTTGTCCCCTAGGACTTTCTCTGTTGCAAAACGACCAGTTCTTTCTAAAAGATAAGTCGCTGCATAACGAGGATACTGTTGAATTAGCGTTCTTGCAATCTCTGGGTATTGCATTAAGGCTGTATTCAAAGCATTCTCTGCCGTTGTTCCAGAACCATAAGTTCCAGTATACACTTGTGCCATTTTTTTAAATTTTATTAATTAAACATTATTTTTACTTGTTCAATTAACTTTCAACCATAAGCAGACTTTGTCTTTTCTTTTTCAGCTTACTCGCTCATGAACGCTTTTGGATCAAACTTACCTGTCTTCACTTTGAAGTTAGATTTGCCTTTTCCAGTGTTAAGGTTCGGTGAGACTATACTATCCATGATAGCGGCTTTGCCGTCTTCTAAACCTTGAGAACGAAGAATTTTTTCAATTTGCTTGCGATATAACATAAACATTGCAACATCAGCAACATTGGCATGATTTGCGTAAATGTCTTTCATTAGATCGCCAGTAGCATATCTGTAAACCTCTTCTTTCTGTTTTTTTGTTACTTTCCCGCCCATGAATTCGTTCATGTTTTTTATTTGTTCTTTTAATTGTTTTTTTGCTTCTTCTGCTGCTTGCTTTCTTTGTTCTTCGTTTTGTTGTGCTTGTTGTTGTGCATATGTTGTTTGTTGATCTATAGCATTATTTATAACCCGTCTAATGCTTTTTGCTTTCATCTTCATCATACCAGAATCTTCCAATTTATCTAAAGATTCTTCTATTTCTGAATCTTCTATACCGTCAGCCTTTAATTCTTCGGCTACTAAATCTCTGTCTGAGTAATTCAAATAAGATTTGAGTTCAGCCACCTGATCATTTACTGGGGCTTGTGGAGTTTGTTTTTCTTGTACGTTTTTTTGTAATGCGTTTATTGCGTTTACAAAATCTTCTTTTGACGCAGTTTCTATACCTAGCTCTTTTCCAAATCTACCCCAATCTAATTCCGTTTCCGCAGGTTTTACTTCTTCTTTTTGACCTGCAGTTCCTTCCCAGTCATATTCTTCTTCTTCTTGCTTATCTTCTTGACCATCTACCTCAACTTTATCCCAAGAAAATCCGTCTTCATCTTGTTCCGTATCTTCTGTTTTCGTTTCTTCAACCTCTTCTTGTTTTTCTTCTACCTCCTCTACCTTTTCTTCTTTAGGATTGTATATTTCATCACCTGCAAAAGCTAATGGATTAAAGGCATCTTTACTTTCTGTTGTTTCTGTAGATGGTGTCTCTACAACTTCATCTACTAATTTTGATTCTTCTGACATTTTTATTTTATTTTAATTAATATTCCCTGATTTGCAAATATACAAAATTATTATTATAAGTTTTCAGCTACTTTTTTAAGATCATCAGCAGACGTTCTATTTGGAGTACGTTTTTGTTCTTTATCATCTTCTCTTTTCATGTCCTCCATTTTGTTTTCTCTATTTATATAATATTCAGCAGCCTTTTTACTAAATTCATTTCTTTCTTTAGTATCATGTATATCTCTATCAACCTCAGCTTGTATTTTAGCAACTTGCATCCTAGACTCTGCGCTAATTTGTGCAACTTGTAGTTTTGCCTCATTATCCATTTGTTTAAGTTGTGCTTCAGCTTCAAACTTGGATTGCTCGGCCTGTGCTACTACTTGTTGTGCTTGCATTTGTTGTTCTGCAGTAAGCTCTTGTTGTTTTTTCATTTCGTTCATAGCTTGTTGTAATACTTTTTCAGCTTCAGTCATAGTGTCTGCTTTAAGAACCTTAACAACTCCTAGCATATCTATTGTTCCAGCTTGCAGTGCAGCTTGTGCTAACTGTTGTACTACCTGTTTCATAGAATCGTCTTTACCACTATCACCAACATACACACCATAGTCTTGCAGAGCTATGTCTGGCATAACGTTCAAAAATTTATATGCCCCATCTCCTAATATCATACCAGCTTTTTTACCATTTGCCCAACATATCTTCATTAAATTACAAACTCTTTCTACTACACGTTTTTTAACTTGTGAGTGTTGAAAAAACCATTTTTCTGTAACT